GAATCAGGTGGTCGTCGCGAGGGGAAACAGGGACGTGCGTGGCGTGCTCGGTGAGCAGGCTCAGCTCCATCATTTGCAAGCGGCTTTGCTCCGCCTGGACCGTCGGGTCGTTGTCCGGCAAAAGCACGGCGTCCGCGAACTCCTCGTCGATTTGCGCGGTGAGTTTTCGGCGCTCGAGTTCCTTGCCGTTGTAGAGCGGGTTGCCGCGGGCCTCCTGGGCGATGAGAATAATCTGCTGCCGCTCGAGGTCCGTGTAGTCTTTGACGGTCTCGGCCACGCGTTGCTTCGAGATGAAGTCCAGCTCCTCGCGGCTCATGATGAGCAGGAGGCGGCGCTGCATGTCGAGCGCGTCGGGTTCGGTGGTGTTCGGGTCGCACGCCCGTCGCTGAACCGTGGTCATCATATCGGCGAACTGGTTCAAGAACCGGCCGATGATGTTGTCCTTCGATTCGCTCTCGCGTTGAGCGAAAAAGTCCACCTGGGCTTTCGTCACGCGTTCACCTTCGAACACGCGCGGCGTGGTCGCTCCGGCAATCTGGTCGAGCAGGCTCGTCAGGAATTGGTCGAGCTGTAGGAAAGGTTCGACGTCGCCGTTGATTTTCCGGTCGAGAACCTCATAGCCCTTGCCGATGAGAATCGTGTTGCCGACGACGCTCATGCGGAATTTCTTCAGCGACTTCTCGTCGCCTTGGATGACGAGTTTTCCGCTCAGATTCAGGCGGTCGGCGACCTCGTTGCGCGTGCGGTCGAGCATCGCGGCGAGGCTGTAGATTTCGCGGCCCACACCCTTCGACCCGTGGATGTTTCCGTTGCCGTGTTGGAAGGAAAAGAACGCGCAGGCGTCGGACATGTTGTCGAACTTGTCCTCGGCCTCATAAAGGCAGTCGAACATGTTCGCGACATAGACGTAGTGGCTCACTTTGCCCGTAGTTTCGCGCGCCAGGAGGTGCCACGTCTCGATGATGCGCGCGCCCTGCTCGTGGCTGATGCCGACGTTGCTCTCGCGAATCAAATCCTCGTAAAGACGCTCCCAATTCGAGTATTTGGCGCGCCGGTTCTCCGGGACGGCTTGGTTGATGGCGGTGACGGTCTCCGGGATTTTCCAACCGGCCACTTCGGCGGCTTCTTTGTCGGAAATCAGCTCGAAAAGTTCGTGGACGAGATATTTTTCCTTCAGCACGACGATTTGCGAGCTGTCGGAGTGTTGCTTGGTGCCCGTGGGGACGAAAAACTCGTCTTGGCGAACGAATTTCGGGAACCACTCGAATTTGTTGAGCCAGCCGACCGCGCAAAACCCGAACAGCGCGTTTTCTTGCGCGATTTCGGTTAGAAGGTTGTTCCAACCGGGCTTTTGGCGGACCAGCTTCGTCATCTCGCGACGGAAGGCCTCCGTTTTCTTCTCCGCGCCGTCCATGTCGTCGGGAAAATGGCTGTTCGTCAGGTATTTCATCGACTGGACGGCCAACACGAAGCGTGGGGCCACCTTGTCGATGAGCATCGGGAGCGGTTTTGTCGTGAAGTTCGACTTCCAATCAAGGCCATCCTGCTTCAGGGCGTCGTGAGTGTAGGGGCGCTCGCTGTTATACTTCGCCATGATGCGAGCGTTCTTGATATTCCGGTGCCGGTTGTTCACCTCGAGCGAGGTGATGATGTTCTTCGCCTGGGTGGCGTCCTTAATCGCACGATTGCGCGGTTTCAGGTTCGGACCGACGTCTGCGGGGGAGACTGCGCCCTGTGTGTCGCCGGTGTAACCGGCTGTTTGGTTCTCGAGCATGGCTAAATCAATAGGTTTGGGGATTTACCAACGGTCAACCGGGCATTTCTCCGTCGAAAGCTGGGTTTTCAGGGCCAGGAAACAGGTGCAGAGGCGGCACTGGTCGGTCTCGGCGTCCCGGTGGAAGCACATGTTACACTTTTGACGCCTAAACTGTAATATGCGCCCCGAAACGAAAGTTTCATCGCCCAACCAGTAGGCGCGGACGACCCGAAAAAGGGCTGCTAGGGCTCGGAATGGGTTCGGGAAGACCATCAACAGTTCCTCCGCCAGCAAGCCGCGGGCAGGGTTTCGTCGTGCCGCTGGGGAACGGCGAGGTGAACTACCGTGCAGACGTCCTCCTCGAGGGCCGAGCACACCGCGATGCCCTGGTGAACGGGGTCGTTGCCGTCGAGGATGCCCCGGCGGCTGGTCGCGACGCTGGACTTGCAGCTACCGCAGGTAGTCGGGAGGCTCCGTTGCCGCGGGCACTGGGCGCAGATGTGCGCGCGCGCGAGGGCGACGTTGCGGTCGATGAGCCGGATGTGGCCCAGGCGCTTTTCCTGTATGAGCCAGCCCATGAAGTTCAGGATTTTCGCCATCAGGTTTCCGTTGGGCGTCTCGGGCATTGGTCCGGGCGGGTTGGTGTCCTTGCAAAAGCCGCGGTGACGGCCGCAGAGCTGCACCGTGATTTCCTGCGTGGGGTTGCCGACGTCTTGCGCGCGGCGTTGGCGGTATTCGATGACGGTCTTGACTAGGTTGTCGAAGCTGTTCGCTTTGTGTTTCGTGCCGTCGGCGTCAACGAAAAACCAGCCGCCGTCCGGGTAGAGGTTCGGGTTGAAAGAGAGCATGGCCTACGGGTCGTCGGGGAGTTCCTCGAAGCGGTTGGTTACGCACACATGGTAGTTTTCCGTAGGAGAGTCGTCGTCAAAGCCGTCCGCCGACACGTTCTCCGCGGTCATGCCGAAGATGACCTGCGACGCATGGCGCGCGGCGTGGGCCATGAGGCTCACCGCGTCCGCTTCGTCCGGCGAGTTCGCGTTGTTGCGGAGTTTGTAGTCGTCCTTCGACTCGACCTTGGAGATTTTCCCGGTCGCGCGATACCAGCGCGTCGTGAGCTGAGAGGACAACTCCGAAATGTCGGTTGAGGGGAGCGACTTGAAAATGTCGAACTCGAGGAGCTTCCGCATAACGAACCATAGCTCGGTCTGGATTCGGTCGTAGAGTTCTTCGGGCGTCTTCGTGTCCTCAACCATGATTTTTCGGTTGGTGCAGGACTCCGAGTAGTTCACGCCCTGGACTTCTTCCGACCACGTATAGCGGACCATGTCATAGACGCCCTGTCCGTTGCCCGTGCGGTCCAGGCAGAGCCAGCCCGGCTTCACGAAAAGTTGCTTGCAGAGTTTCACGACCATCTCCGCCATCTGCTGCGTGTCGCCTTTCGGGAGTTTGAAGAGCGCCTCGAGCTGTAGGCCCCAGCGCGGCGCGGCGTTCCCTTGGCGGTTCTTGAAAAAGACCGTGATGCCGCCGGGGGCTTCGAGCGTGGGCGGCAGCTTGAGGCCGGAGGCCACGCCGAACTTTCCCTTCGCGAAGTAGGCGCAGTCTTTTCCTTGCAGCGCCGGGTCGAACCCCGCGACTTCCTCGGGCGTCTCGAGCCAGATGAACTCTGCCTTGAACTTGTTGAGCATCCCGCCGGGGATGACGGACATGCTGACGCCGACGGGCGGAAAACAGCCACGGCACATTGTCCAGTAGCCGGGCGAGTCGGTGCCGCCGGAGTTGGAGATGATGAGGTCGAAGCCCTCCTTGGTTTGCAGGCCCTCGAAAATCTTCTTGCCCTGCTGCACGTTCTCCGAGTATTTCGCGTCGAGCCGGACGACCCGCCACCCGCGCGTGGAGGTCCAGTCGAAGTTGATGTCGGAATCGAAGTTGGCCCAGCCGCCTTTCGGCTCGCAGCGGCGTCCGACTTCGTCTTGCGGGTCGGTGGGGTTGAAGGCCCCGATGATTTTCAGCCCGTGGTCGCCCTGCGCGTTGCCGAGGATGTTGTCAACGTCCTTCCAAATCCCCTTCGGGATGTTCACCATTTCGTCCAGGAACACAAACATCCGGCTGAGCATCCCGAAGATAGGGTGCGGCTTCTTGCGGTTGAAACGCTTGGTTCCTTGGATGCGTCCGGCTGACTTTTTTCCGAGGGGCACCACGACGCCGCGGATTGCTCCGCGCCGTTTGCGTGGGTCCATGCCGATGAAAAGTTTCCCGATTGTTCCTGGCAGCGGGATTGTTGAACTGCGGTGTAGCTCGACGAGGTGGGAGAAAAGATTATCTTCAAGGTGGTTCTCGCTGGGGCCAATGACCTGCACCGTGGTGAACTCGGGGTCTCGGGACCACTCGAGCATAATCCGGACGCCCATCGAGTAAGACTTGGACATGGACGCCGCGCCCATGAGTAGGATGAAGTCGTCTGTGTCAAACGCGCGCCACACGCGTTGGGTCGATTCTGGTTTCGGTGTGAATAGCGTTTCACCCCACAAAAGTTGCGCGGCTTCAACCATGCCTCCGTTATTCAGGCAGTAATGGAGCAGCGGCGTGAGGACGGAGAACGCCTCCGTCTTCGTATTGATGGTGTCCGCGCGGCCAGCGTTTTTAATCACCAGCCGGGCAGCGTCAATCGTCTTCCCGTCGTGCAGGAGAAGGGAAACCTCTCCGACCAATTTTTGGGTCGCTTCTGTTAACGCCACGAGTGACCCTTCTCGAGGTTCTCCACCGCGAAGAGGGGTTGGAGATTGGTCCAATGAAAACAGACCCTCTGCTGTTCCGGGTCGGCTAAATCAAAACTTGAACAGGGTCGGATGTGGTCAATATGCCACACCGGACCGTAGTTCTCCCAAGTCATGCCGGGGCGAAACATAGACTCGATGTGAACCTCTAGCCAACATACCGGGCACCCAAGAAGCTCTACCGTGTGGGCGGACTTTGCGACTCCTTTTAAGGCGTGCCAGATTCGCTTCACAAGGGAGTCCTTCATCCTCTCCAGACCGGACTGCCGACGTTTGGCTTGCCACTCCCGTTTGTATCTCCGACAGCCATCGGGGTCCGCCAGCCGTTTCTGCCGGGCCCTCTCCCTGGCGTCCTTTCGAAGCCTTACGGCGTGTCGAATCTTGTAGTCGCGCTTTGCTTTTGCGGAAGGCATAAAATCACAGCGTGAGCCCGCGGCCGTGAGAGCGACTGTGCTGGTGTCGCGCGGAGACCGCTTCTTGCAGCGCGATGGGTGTCTTGATGGAGTGAAGCATGACCGCGCCGCCCTGCGCGATACAGTTGCACATGTGACGGCGGCTGTTGAAGTCGGACGTCGGGCAGGAAACGCCGTGCGGGAAATTGCGGTTGGCAATCTTGGCCTGGACGCAGCCAGCCATCATCACCCAGTCGATGAACGGGGTTTGCGGGTCCGTCGGGAAGGTTCCCTCGGTGGCCACGAAGCGCTCGAGGACGGAGCGCGAGAAAAAGTAGGGTGGCTGGAATGCGAGTCGCGGCCACGGATATTCCGGGCGTCGTTGGTGCATCAGGTCGCTGACGGCGTTCGACCAAAAAATGTTCGGGTCCTCGTAAAGGTAGTCCGGGATTTTCGGCGAGATGCAGAGCGAGTCAGAGTCGTTCGAGAGGAACCAGTCGAAGGGATAGTCGAGGAGCGCGCGGAGCTGGGCGTATTGTCGGGTGAGCGAGAGTTGCCCGATGTATTGGCGGTGACCGATGAAGCGGCAGATGTGCGGCCCCATCCGTTCGATGCGAGAATCGACGGGCGAGAAAATCACGAGCGGGCACTGGTGGTGCTCCTGGTAACGGAGCATGTTCCGGATTTGCGCGCTGTCTCCGAAGTAACCGTGACAGGAGACCAGTGTGCGCGGGTTCAGCTCTGTTTGCATAGTGCGGCGCGGTCCCAGAGGTCTCGGTATGTCCGCTCGATGCCGGTGCGGAGAGGCGTCATCGGCTCCCAGGCAAGAGCGGCGCGGAGCGCCGTGTTTTCGGTCATCTTGTGGATGATGCCGGAGGGAGCGGACTTGTTGTAAAAGCGTTCGAGTTTGATTGCGGCGATGTCCTCGAGCATATCGACGAGCTGGTTCACGTTCGCGGACTCTGCGCCGCTGAGATTCACCGGGCCGGTGACGCCGGAGCAGGCGAGTTTATACATGCCCTCAACGCAGTCGTCGATGTAGAGGAAGGAGCGGGTCTGTGAGCCGTCGCCCCAGATGGAAATTTCGTGGATGCCGCTCAGCTTGGCCGCGATGACCTTTTTGCACAGCGCTTCGATGACGTGCTCGCGGCCACCCGGACGGACGTCGCCCGGACCGTAGAGCGTGTGAAACCGCGCGATGCTGCACGGGACGCGTTTCTCTTTGTCGAACGCGAGGCACATCTGTTCCGAGAAAATCTTTTCCCAGCCGTAGCCCGTGCCCGGGTTGGCGGGGAGCGCGCTCTTCTCCGTCATCGCGCCGCCATCGGGATAGACGCAGGACGAGGACGCGAAAAAGTAGCGGGTCACCTTGTGGGCCTCGCACGCGAGCAGGAGGTTGGTGTTGATGAGCGAAGAAAGGAGGCAGTCCACGTCGTGCTTGCCGATGTAGCCGATGCCGCCGACCTGTGCCGCGAGGTTGAAAACCATCTCGGCGTTCTCGCATACGTCCATCGCCTCTTTGGGGATGCGGAGGTTATTGCCGGTTGCGCGGCTCACGGCGCGGACGGCTTTGTGCCCGCGCTTGGTCAGAAAGTCCACGAAGGCGCGGCCAACAAAACCGGAGCCACCGGCGACAACGATTGCACGCATGGAAGGACTACACTTTCGTGTTGGTCACGAACCCGGGCTTGGCGGTGTCGTAGCTTTCCCGGAACTTGCCCGGGGCGTCTGTGGACGGGTCGGGGCCGGACTTGTTGCAGGACGCGCCCATGCCCATCTCTGCGTTGCGGTAGTCTTCCTCGTCTTCGAATGAGCGAGGGTCGTGTGCGGTGATTTCCTTCGGCATAATTGCAAAGGAAGAAGTGGGCCGGGAGACGGAAAGTCAACCGGGAAAAAAGAGGGTCGCCCCCCGGGTCTGTTAGACCATCCAGTTTAGGCTGGGTTCGAGGGGCGTGTCGCAGTGGGGAGTTTCACCCCTCTTTGCCCCCGCCGCCGGGCAAGTTTCGCACATTGTCGGTAGCGAACCGGATAACGTGCGAACAAATTGGCGGGAGTCCCCGCTCTTAGCGATTCGGATCGGCGCGATTCCTAGGACGTGCCGCCCGATGCCGGACTTTGCAACCGGCTAGGTCTCCCGTAAAAGTAAGCGGGGGTTGTGTATCCGGATTTCGCACCGTAAGAGAGGACTTGAACCTCCACCGAGGGCGGGCCCGCCGGACCACTCTCTCGAGTAGTTGAGCCATTCACCGGCTTGCGCGCCCCCGTTTTCTTCCCCGCTTGCCGGACTTTGTCTCGGCCTGTGTTCGGGGTCGCGTCAAAAGTAATTGGGACCGTCCTTGGTCCCGTAGATTGCCGAACGTGGTGCGGGGCCATGCGTGCTTTCGCAAGCGGGTCGTTCCCGCTGACCGCGAAACCCCGTGTCCGGCGTTGTTAGTTTTTAGGTCTGACGTCCCGGTCAGTTCATTCCGGGGATTTGCCCGGCTGGTGCCAGGAGTTTGCCCGAAATTTGGATGCAGGGGTGGGAGTCGCACCCACGGGGGTCAGCTTATGAGACTGACTTGAATCTCATTCTCCACTGCAAGTTAAGTTGTCAAAGAGCACTGGAAGATATCTCACCTTCCGGCCTGCTGTCAAATCACAATCTCCCGCGTCACCACTGCAACGTGATGGTGAACCGCCCGCCCTCGGCGAGGATGTCCGGCGTGAATCCCAGCGCGGTGTAGCTCGCGGAAACTTTCTCCGCAACCATCCGGACGCTGCTGCGGGAAAGGCCCGCCACGTCAATCTGGTCCGACGACACACTCACAAAGTAGGCTGGTGTGATTCCCTTGAACGCCGCCTCGAGCGCAGCGTCGAGCGCAGCGTCGAGCGCGACGGACCACAAGGCCACCGCGTCGGCTCGCTGCAAAACGACGAGCTGTTCCTGCTCGTAAAGTCGCTTGGTCATCTCGTCGGCAGTTCTCATGGGGCCTCAGTTATTGCAGACCAGAACCTGCGGGTCCACCGCCTTCTTCCACGCGGCGACGAACTCGTCCCGTATCCGGATGGTCGCGGCGGTCCGCTTCTTCGTGGACTCTGTGTCACACCAGTCCGCGCAGAAAAGGAACGGGTCGGAGCTGTCGCCCACCGTATAGACGGCGAACGCGTCACAGCCCAGCTCGGGGCTTTCGAATACGGGCGACACCGCGACGATGTGTTCGGCGCGGAGCAGGGAACCGTTGGGGGCGAGAAGGAGTTGGCTCATGATGTGATTTTTATGCAGGGTCGGGTTTTGTATGCTACTTCGGAGCGGGAGTAAAAGTTGGCGGTGCCCGTGTCCACGTCCTGGACGGAACTCAGTTCGGACGGGTCCATGCCGTCGTGGACGACCACTATTACTTTTCCGTGCCCGCGGGCTTGCAGGTCTTCCAGCTTTTCCACCAGTTCGTCGAGTGTCATGTCAGCGGTCTTTCTTTGTTCGGAACAACGTAGCAGGCGGGGGAGGGCAGGTCAAATCACGAATCGTGCGTTGAATGACTTTCTCAACGAGGCCCTGGACCCACTTGAACGACTCGAGCAGTTCGTCCATCGAGGCGGTCGGGTGCAGGGCGGCGAGTTCCCGGTAAATCTGGTTCGTCCGGAAAAGGTGGTCGTGCTCGCGTTCGATTTTCTTGGCAGCGTTGTGGCTCACTGGCAAAGAATGGTCAGGGCGGTGAAAACTCCGTCGTCGCGCATCGCCCAAAGAATCTGGGTGTGCAGATTAAACCACTCCTCCGTGTGTTCGACAGTCCGAAGGTGCGCCAGCTCGTGCGCCATTGTGTCGATGATTTGGTAGGGCTCGTCGCGACCTTTCCAGCCGCCGCCGTCCTTGCGCGCGTCTCGGACTCGGACGCGGATTTTTCCGCCAGTCGAGCAGCGACCGAAGTAGCGCGCGCAGTTTTTTCTTTCGAGCGGCTTGATGGAAACGAGCGGCAGTTGGAACTTGTCCGCGTAAACCTTCATCGCGGTGACCACGTAGGCGAAAAGGGCGGCGTCCTTTTTGTGGATGTGTTCGGCGAGGTTCATTCCAGTGCGGCATCAGTGATTCGACGGATTTCGGCAAGGTCGCCGCGGAACCGGGCGGTGTCCTCCTGGAACTTCGAGATGGTAATCATCTGGGTTTGGTTGCGGGAACGCAGGTCCTCGAGGTCGTCGGACAGGACCTTCAGTTTGGTTTGAAGAACCTGGGCCTCTGCCTCCTTGTTGCCGAGCGTTAAGAGGCGGGCAGAATAGTGGGCGGAGATGCTCTCGAGTTCATGGACGCGGGCCCGGAGTTTCTTGTTGTCTTGCTCGAGGCCTTTGTCGCGCAGGTCGCGGATGATTTTTTCCTGTTCGTCTATCCGCCGGTTGACCTCGGTCGCGGTCATGCGGTTGCTACAAGGAACCTCAACCCGCCATTGCCGGGCTTTCAGGTCTTGGATGACGACTTCCTGCTCGTGCCGCCGCATCTTCAGCTCGGCGACCAAGCCGGTGAGTTCCTCGACGCGGGCCTCGCTCTTGTTGAGGCGGTCTTTCTGTCTGGCGTATGCTTCCCGGGTCTTCTCTCGGACGAAGAGAAGTTGGTTGATGGTGTCCTCGAGGGCGCGGAGTTCGCAGTAGGAGAATCCGTTTCCGTTGGACCGGTTGATGCGGCCGATTAGGTCGGTGATTTGTTCTTGGTTCATTGGTCGTTGTCCATTGCGAACCGCAGTTCTGCGGCTCGTCGGTTTTGTTCACGTTTGAAAAGTAGCTCGACGGTGGATGCGGCCCAGAAGTTGCCGCGGCCCGCTGGTGTCGGATAGCCCACGTCCCGGAGTTTCTGGGCAATCTTCAGGAAAGTCCAGTCCAGCTTGCGGTATTTCCAGATGTCCGCGATAACCGCGAGTTCCGATTCCGTTTGTCCGTAGGGCTTGGGGCCCCCGCAGGGCTGCCCGGTTTCGCGGGCCTTCTTGCGGCGACCTGCCTGGAGTTTGAGAGAAATCATTGCCTTGTCGTATTCCGCAATCGCGCCCATGATTTGGCGCATCATCTTTCGCGACGGGTCGGCGTTGGCCATCACGATTTCTTCGCCGGTGTCGGCCGTGTAAACCTTGATGCCCCGCTTGCGGCATTCGGCCAGGAAAATCTCCTGGACGATTAAGTCGCGCGCGATGCGAGACGCGTTCTCGACGACAATCGTGTCGATGCCGAGCGCGCTTCCGCCGCAGGCCAGGGAAAGAATTTCGTGCAGCCCGGCGCGGTCGTCAAACTCCGTCGCGCCAGACTGTTGGTCCTTGAACGTGCGCGCGATGTCCCATTGCCTGCTGGCGCAGAGGTTCGTGATGGCGTCCATCTGGCGTTCGAACCCGCCGCCGTTCAACTGTTCGCGCGTGCTGACGCGGAGGTAGGCGAAGACTTTCATGCCCAGCGGATTGTCACCTTCACCCAGTCGGTGGCGATTAAGGGGGTGTCGGCATCGAAGCCGAGGTTGAGAAAATGTCCCCGGACCAGCTCGGCGGCGCAGGTGGTCGCCCCCTCGATTTTAGGCAGCATCGAGGAGTCTAGCCGGTTTGAGGAAACGGAAACGCACTCGACAGGGGCCTCAGATTCGAACGCCGTGTCGATGCAGCGCTCTAGTTCCTTGACCCACTCGTTCTTGATTAACTCGATGCGGTGCGCGAGGGCGGTGAGTCGGACGTTTTCCCGCTCCTCGAAGCGGGCGACCATTTCGGCGTGGGTTTTCATTGGCGTTGGAGGAGGGAAGCGGGGACGTGAGAAATCATCGTGGGGGTTCCGTGCGCGTCGATGAAAAGGATGTCGAACGTGGTTGGTATCCCCGTGTATTCAAACGTGATGACTCCCATAGCCTGCCGGGGGTTCCACGCAATCCCCGCGTTAATCACGACCCTGTCGCCCACGCCCAGCGGGGAGGGCTCGGGTGCAGGCCGCGGGACGGGCCGCTCAATCGGCGGGTTCTTCTGCGGGTGGTCCTTCGGGAAGGTAAGTGGGGCGGAAGGGTCCTGGTCCAGGGAGCACGCTCCGATGAGGCAGGCCACCAAGCCCACGAGGATGCCGGGTCCTATCATGGCGGGAAGGTGTTTCTTCATGGGCGCTGTTTCTTGTTGGTCTTGTTGGCCTCCGTGGCCGCGAGTGACGGGCACCCGAAAAATCCCTGTCGCCAGGATTCGAATGCTAGCGGGTTCTGCCACCAGGAGGGTGGGCGGCTGAACTTGAGCCAGAAGTTCGGTTTACCCGCGACCGGGTAAAAGTGGGCCAGTAGTTTGCAGACGTTGTCGTTCATTGGCGGGTGGATTGTAGCACGGGCGGTGCAGGTCGTCAAATC